CACTATCGCTTCTGGCGTTTAATCAAGGAGCTAAATCATGGCTATTTCACGCGCACAACTGCTGAAAGAGTTGCTCCCCGGTCTGAACGCTTTGTTCGGTATGGAGTACGCTCGTTACGGCGAAGAACACAAAGAGATCTACGAAACAGAGACCTCTGAGCGTTCGTTTGAAGAAGAAACCAAGCTGTCCGGCTTCTCTGCCGCACCTGTCAAGAACGAAGGCTCTGCCATCGCTTACGACAATGCACAAGAAGCATGGTCAACCCGCTATACCCACGAAACCATCGCCTTGGGCTTCTCCATCACTGAAGAAGCAGTGGAAGATAACTTGTATGACTCGTTGTCTGCCCGCTACACCAAGTCTTTGGCTCGCGCTATGGCTTACACCAAACAGGTCAAGGCTGCTGCCGTCCTGAACAATGGCTTCAGCTCCAGCTACCCCGGTGGCGACGGCGTGTCCTTGTTCAACGCAAGCCACCCCTTGATCTCTGGTGGCACCAACAGCAACACTCCCACCACCCAAGTTGATTTGAACGAGACTTCTTTGGAAGCAGCCGTTATTCAAATCGCCGCTTGGACTGATGAGCGTGGCCTGTTGATTGCCGCTAAGCCCAAGAAAATGATTGTGCCTCCAGCACTCATGTTCGTTGCTAAGCGTTTGCTTGACACTGAACTGCGTGTCTCCACTGCTGATAACGACATCAACGCTATCAAACAGATGGGCGCAATCCCCGAGGGCTACACCGTCAATCACTTCTTGACTGACACCAACGGTTGGTATCTGACCACTGACGTGCCTAACGGTATGAAGCATTTCGTCCGCACCCCGCTGCAAAACAGCATGGACGGCGACTTTGATACCGGTAACGTGCGTTACAAGGCCCGTGAGCGTTACAGCTTCGGCTGGTCTGACCCATTGGGTATGTGGGGTTCTTCAGGTTCCGCCTGATAGTCCACACAGAGAAAGGGAGCTTCGGCTCCCTTTTTTATGTTTAAACCTTGTTGACAGCGTTTAAATGGTGTATATTGCTCTCAATCCGGGGTTATCCGGTGTTCTGACAGTCCCGGCTGACGACATGCAGACAGAACACCCTCACTTGCATGTAAGGAACAATCATGGCAAATACCACGTTCTCCGGCCCAGTCATATCACAAAATGGCTTTATCTCCGGAACAGCTTCTAGCCCCGTCGTTGAAACCGCCGCTGGCAATGTGTCTGAATCATATGTTACGACTTCTGCCGCTACTGGCGATACACGTCTGTCTTATCAGCGTTTGGCTTTTACCTCTACAGGCTCTGGTGAAACTTACCGTGCTTTGACTCAGGTCACAGGTGCTGGCGCAGCTACTGGTGGTACTGTCAACGGCGCTCACATTAGCTTGAGCATTAACGGTTCTGGCACTATCTCTGGCGCAGGTAACGCTCTTCGCGCTACTCTGGGCGGCACATCGACCAACCCCGGCGGTACGATTGCAGCTATTCAAGCTGACTCCAACTTTGCCTCTGGTGGTACTTGGACAAATGCTTCGTTCATCCGCTTCACAAACAGCGGCACTGGCACTGTCGCAAACTTGTTCAACATCCCCGCAGCCTTGTTTGTAACAAGCACCGCCACTATTGCTAAGACTTTGAGAGTCGTGGCATCAGACGGTACGCCTTACTTCATCATGTGTTCCAGCGCGGCTTAATATGCAGATCACCAAGGAATTCTTGGAGTCTGAGATACGTGACCTAGAGACTGAAGCACAGAAAGCCCAAACTTTTTTGATTCAATCTCAGGCCACGATCCAAGCGTACAAGATGCTCATAAACAGGATAGAAGCACCAGAACTGGAGCAGCAAAATGACGATGCAAACTGATGTAAGACAAGGGCACCTAAACCAAAGTGGTTTTTTTGTGCTTGGACGAAACAGGGTAAAAGGTGTTTCTTTTTATGGCGGTGGCGGGACTTTGGTATTGTTTGATACAACCGTAGCCCCAGTAACTTCAAGCGTTACTTACGGACGTAGTGGCGCGACTGTGACGATTGCAAAAACCGCGCACGGGTTAACAACCGGCACTGTTGTCGGCATTCACTTTGTTACTGGCTCAGGCGGCACTGCCACTGATGGGAATTACGCTATCACTGTAACAACCGCAGATGCGTTTACGATCACAGACATCAATACTGGGACTATTACAGGTTCTCCAGCAGCGCTTTATGTCAGCGGCGCAAATCGTTGGTTGTTAACCTATGAAACTCACGCATCAGACGAGTTCCAAAACGCCCCGCTTATCCCCGGCGAAGGCGTATTGGCAGTAAATGGAATTTATGCCTACATGAGTTCTATTGACGGGGCGCAGATTTACTATGGCTAAGAAGAATCCCTCCCTTGCAGTTGGACGTGGCGAAAAGCTGCCTGTCTCCAAGGGGGCGGGTTTGACTGCCAAAGGCCGCGCCAAGTACAACGCAGCAACGGGCAGTAACCTGAAGGCTCCACAGCCCCAAGGTGGCCCCCGCAAGAAGTCATTTTGCGCTCGCATGTCAGGTATGCCCGGCCCGATGAAAGATGAAAAAGGCAAGCCCACCCGTAAGGCGGCTTCCTTGGCTAGATGGAAGTGCTGACATGGACATTAACACGCTTTGGTCTGCGGGTCTGTCTCTTGTTATGGGGGCATTGTGGTTTTTCATTCGTGAAAAATTCGACGAGCTGGCACGCTTGAGCATTTTATTGAACCGAACACGCGAGGAGATTGCCCGTGATTACGCAACTAATTCAGAAGTGCAAAGAGTTACTGACCACATTGACCAACGGTTTAACCGCCTTGAAGAAAAAATTGACCGACTCCTTCAAGCGGGGAAATGATGCCAGCAGTAAGTGATAAGCAAAAGAAATTCATGGATGCTGTGGCGCACAACCCAGCGTTTGCGAAGAAAGTTGGAGTGCCTAAAGCCGTTGGCAAGGACTTCAGCGAAGCCAGCAAGGGTATGAAATTTGGCAAAGGCTCTAAGAGCCGCGCTGATGCGCAAGCGGTTAACAAACCAAAGACCAATCAGGGTAAGAACGAACTTTTTAAAAAGGGTGGCGAAATGAAAGAATCCAAAGGAATGATGAAAAAAGAAGTGTCCTTCATGAAAAAGAAGGGCGCACCTGCATCAATGATTAAGCACGAAATGAAAGAAGCAGGCATGAAGAAAATGGCCAAAGGCGGCATGACTGCCAGCAAGATGGGCGCTGTTAAAACCGCAGCCCCCAGCCGCGATGGTTTAGCTGTCAAAGGCAAAACCAAAGGCTCAATGGTCAAGATGAACATGGGCGGCAAAGCCTGCTAAAGGGGCAATCATGGCAAAGAAAAATTTGGGTAGATTAGCGGGTCTTGCTGCTCTTGCGGGCGCGGCGTACATGGCGTCCAAAGGTAAGGACAAAGATGACGCGGGCGACCAAAAGACCAGTTCTTACACCGGCGACACTAAAAAAGTAGAAGCATTGGAAGATGCTTTTACACCTACAAACGAAAGCTCCTATACGCCCGGTGGTACCGGAACAACGCGTCCGGGTGTAGGCGATGCAACAAATGACCTCGTTGTTAAACCCGCCCCTGCCGCAGATAAACCTGCTGGGCTTACGACTCCTGTGTCTAGCGCAAATCGTACTGATCAACTTACCAATCTTTCACGCGCAGTCAAACGTGAAGCAAAGACAAAAAAGTTTGCCCAAGAAGTGCCGGAAGAACTAAGCGCCCAAAAAACTGACGCACTTAGGGTATCGTCCCGAGCCGCCGCAGCCGCCGATGCACGTCGCCGTGCAGCTAAACAAAGCTCGTATAAGTCTGGCGGTATGACATCATCCGCTTCCAAACGAGCTGACGGCATCGCTTCTCGCGGCAAAACCAAATGCAAGATGTATTAAGGTGAACCATGACTGAAGACGATAAAAAGGCAGAAAAGTACCGCAAAGAAGCCAAGACTGGCGGTACTGATGCGCCTGCTCCTGCGGAAGTTCTACAAGAAATTGCGGATAAGAAAGCTGCTGCCAAAGCTGCTGAAGCGCCCACCACCAAAAAGGACATGGGCAAGAAGTTTGCCGCAGGTGGTTCAGCTTCCAGCCGTGCAGATGGCTGTGCTCAGCGCGGTAAAACTCGTGGGACGATCATCAAATGATGGCCTCTCGTGGCATGGGGGCTATACGCCCCTCCAAGATGCCCGGGGCCAAACGTAAGGCACGTCGGGACGACACTGACTTCACCGAGTATGCGGACGGTGGGAAGGTCAACGCCGCCGGTAATTACACCAAGCCTAGTCTGCGTAAGCGGATTGTGTCTCAGGTTAAAGCGGCGGCGACTCACGGTACTGGAGCTGGCCAGTGGTCAGCACGTAAGGCGCAGCTTGTAGCCAAGAAGTACAAGGCAGCAGGTGGGGGTTACAGAGATTGAAAGCGCCGCAGACTTCCCTTAAAAATTGGGGCGACCAGAAATGGCGTACCAAGTCGGGGAAGCCTTCGTCCAAAACGGGCGAACGGTATTTGCCAGAAGCTGCCATCAAGTCTTTGTCCCCTGCTGAGTACGCTGCTACAACCAAAGCCAAGCGCAAAGGTAAGGCGGCGGGTAAGCAGTTTGTGGCACAACCCAAAAACATCGCAAAGAAAACGGCAGGGTTTAGATAATGGCAACAACCTCCGGCTCCGCATCATTTAACCTCGACCTGACTGAACTCGTCGAGGAGGCGTTTGAACGCGCTGGGGGCGAGCTGCGCACGGGCTATGACCTGCGTACTGCACGCCGTAGTCTCAACATCATGTTCGCTGAGTGGGCCAACCGTGGCATCAACATGTGGACGATTGAGACAGGGGTCATTGACTTGGTTCCGGGCCAAAGCACCTATGCCCTGCCCAACGACACCGTGGACTTGATTGAACACGTCATCCGCACGCAAGCCAACAACACCTCCAATCAGGCTGACTTGACCATCACCCGTATTAGTGTTTCTACCTACGCTACTCTCCCTAACAAACTTCAGCAGGCCCGCCCAATTCAGGTATGGATACAGCGGCTGGATGGCCAGACTGCGGCCCCGATTACCACGTTGAATGGCGGCATTTCAGCCACTGCGACCACAATCACGGTGACTTCTACCGCTGGTATGCCTGCTTTAGGCTTTGTGCAGATAGGCTCAGAAACCATCAATTATGGTTATATCGACGGTAATACGCTCAATAATTGTTTCCGTGGGCAGAATGGCACCACAGCAGCAACCCACCTGACTGGGGCAAATGTCTCCGTTCAAAACCTGCCAGCCGTGACCGTTTGGCCAACCCCTGACAATGCGCAGCCGTACCAATTTGTGTACTGGCGACTGCGCCGCACCCAAGACGCTGGTGGCGGTGTGAACGTGATGGATGTTCCGTTCAGGTTCATTCCCTGCATGGCCGCTGGCCTGTCGTACTACATCGCTGGCAAGATTCCCCAAGGCGCTGAGCGCCTCCAGTTTTTGAAGGCCCAGTATGACGAGGCTTGGGAACTAGCAGCGTATGAAGATCACGAGAAAGCTGCGATCCGGTTCGTGCCCAGACAGCAATATATTGGAGGTACATAATGGGTAATCGGTTCGCCAGCGGCAAATGGGCAATCGCCCAGTGCGACCGTTGCGACCAGCGGTTCAAGCTCAAGGTTTTGCGCAAGGAAATCATCAAGACCAAGAACTACGACTTGCTTGTATGCCCAGAGTGTTGGGACCCTGACCAGCCTCAGTTGCAGTTGGGTATGTTCCCGGTGGACGACCCTCAAGGCTTGCGTAACCCTCGCCCAGATCGAAGCTATCTTCTATCGGGCAACAGCGGGTTGCAGATTAACGTGAACGGTGGGACTGGGCCAACAGGTTCAGGAACCAACGAGGGCGGCAGTCGGATCTTCCAGTGGGGATGGAATCCTGTTGGTGGGTCTTCGTTTTTTGATGCTGCCCTAACGCCAAACAACTTGGTATTAGCGGTAGAACTTGGTACAGTAACGGTTACAACGACATAAGGAGTCGATATGGACACAAAATCAGTTAAACGCATTGCCAGCAAAGAAGTGAAATCTCACGAAAAACGCATGCATCCCGACGCTAAAAAAATGCGTGCTGGTGGCAAGACTAACAGCGACATGCTGAAGATGGGCCGTGGCTTGGCTAAAGTTGCCAACCAAATGAGCCCCGGTCGTCGTTCTGGTCGTGGAGGTTAATCATGGCTAAATACAGCATGAAAAAAGGCGGCAAAGAAGTTGGCCCAGCCAGCGTTTACGCCGAGCCACACACAATGACTGGCAAGAAGCTCAAGATTGAGCCCGCTGGCGTGAGCAACAATAAAGAGTACATGCGCAAGGCAAACGTCTCTGTGGCTAACACACACAGCAATGACTACCCAGAGCCCAAAACCACTGGTATCAAAATCCGTGGCACAGGCGCAGCAACTAAAGGCTTGATGGCCAGAGGCCCGATGGCATGACCTACGCCCAGTTGATCGCTGCAATTCAAAGCTATGTAGAGAATACGTTCCCAGCAACGTATCTTGCCGATGGAAGTACTGTGTCCTCAACGACCCAGTTAAACACTTTCATCACGCAGGCTGAGCAGCGCATCTACAACACGGTTCAGTTCCCATCGTTGCGTAAGAACGTGACGGGTATCACATCAAATGGCAACAAGTACTTGTCGTGTCCGGCAGATTTTCTGGCGACGTATTCGTTGGCCGTTGAGACTGCGGACGGGCAAGAGTTCTTGCTGAACAAGGATGTGAACTTCATCCGTCAGGCGTATCCCAAGGCTACTGACACAGCGACACCCAAGTACTACGCTCTGTTTGGCCCGACAACCACAAACGACCCCAGCCCCGTCATCACCAATGAGTTGAGCTTCATTCTTGGCCCAACACCTGATGCGGCTTACAACGTCGAGCTTCACTATTACTACTATCCCGAGTCCATCACTGTTGCGGCTTCTGGCCAGACTTGGTTGGGCGACAACTTTGACACCGTGCTGTTGTACGGATCATTGGTCGAGGCTTACACGTTCATGAAGGGCGAGCAAGACATCATTGCTTTGTATGACGGCAAGTACAAAGAAGCACTTGCATTGGCTCAACGTCTGGGTGATGGTCTGGAGCGTAGCGATGCATACCGAAGTGGCCAGTTCAGAGTTCCGCCTCTGGCCCAGAATAACGGAGTGCGTTGATGGCTTTTACCGGCAACTATTCATGCAACACTTTGCGTACCGGGCTTATGAACGGAACGATGAATTTTTCATCAAACCAATTCAAGCTGGCTCTGTACACAAATGCTGCAACACTGGATGAAACGACCACAGGCTACACGACCACAGGCGAGGCATCTGGTGGGAATTATGTGGCTACCGGGCAAGTAATTGCCGCCACTGTATCCACGGCCACAACATCGGCTGGTAGCGTTGTGTATGTCACGTTCGCTTCCCCAGCATGGACTGGATCAATCACTGCTCGCGGTGCTTTGATCTACAACAACACTACTGGCGCTGCCGTCTGTGTTCTGGACTTTGGCAACGACAAAACATCAACTTCAACTTTCACTGTAACGATGCCTGCTGATACCAGCACATCAGCACTCATTAGGCTTGTATAAGGAGCGACTATGTTTAACGAAAAAGCAACTTCAACAGACACCGTAAGCGCGGGTCTTGTCGCTCGTACTGGAGCCGATTCTGGTGCGCGGGCAGGCGGCGTGTTCCACGTTCAGTGTCTTGACAAAGACGGTAACCTGAAGTGGGAAGACCAAATGCACAACCTCGTGGTCAACGAAGGTTTGCAGAACATGAATACCCAGTACTTCAAGGGTTCAACCTATACCGCTGCTTTCTTCCTCGGTTTAATTACTGGCCCCGGTTCTGGTACAACCTTTGCCGCAGCCGACACTCTGGCTTCTAAAGCATGGACTGAGTACACCGACTA